AGTAAGCTTTTCTAAACGGCAACAAAACTGAAGGCAGGTAAAAAAAATGGGCACACGGGGGAGAAAATCTGCGGCCGAGCTGAGCGTTATCAGCGCGGGTGGCGTCGAGATGACGCGACGACCGGAGCCGCCTGCGGAGTTGACAGGAGAACAGTCGGAAGCCTGGCAATACATCGTTGCGGGCTATGACGCGGGCCGGTTTGACCGCGGATCGCAACCGTTGCTGGCGCAGTATTGCCGGCATGTGGTTGCGGCGCGGCACGTTGGCCAACTGCTCGAGGCTGCCGAAAAGGAACCCGATCTCGATGTTGGCGCCTGGGACCAATTGCTCAAAACACAGGAACGCCAGAGCGCGCGGATGGCCTCACTGGCGACGAAATTGCGGATCACGCCGCAAAGCCGTTACATGCCGAGGGGTGCTGCCCGCGCTGATGGAAGGGCGCACACTATTCCGAACCCGTGGGAAAGCTGACCCGCGCCGGCCGGAATATCCGGTGGATAGAGGGCCATTGCCGGGTGCCGGAAGGCGCGCACGTCGGCCAGGCGGTGCGGTTGCGGCCATGGCAGAAGAAAATTATTCGAGGGATCTACGACGGCCGGACGCGGCGGGCGATCGCCAGCTTCGGGCGGAAAAACGGGAAGACGGCGTTGGCTGGATTCCTATTGCTGTTGCACCTTGTCGGCCCTGAATACCGGCCCAACTCGCAACTGGTAAGTGCGGCGCAGTCACGAGAACAGGCGGCTTTTCTCTACAACCTAGCGGCAAAGTCGGCCCGGATGAGTCCGACGCTGTTTAGCTTCCTAACCTTCCGCGACACGAAAAAGGAGCTTGCCTGCCCGAAATTGGGCACGCTTTACCGGGCCTTATCGGCCGATGCGTCAACCAATCTAGGCGCATCACCGGTTTTCGCGGTGCATGATGAGCTGGGCGAGGTCCGTGGGCCGCGCTCTGAACTTTACACGGCGATCGAATTTGCCAGCGGTGCGCATGACGACCCGCTCTCGATCATCATCTCGACCCAGGCGCCGACAGACGGCGATCTGCTTTCCATCCTGATCGATCGCGCCGAGACAGACGACACCGGACGAACCAAACTGTTCATGTATTCCGCGCCGCTTGACCTCGACCCGTTCTCAGCCAAGGCGATGCGAGCAGCCAACCCGGCACTCGGGGACTTCCAGAATGAAAAAGAGACGCGCGGTAGCGCGGCCGACGCCAAGGAATCACCAGCGCTCGAGAATGACTATCGAAACAAGATCTTGAATCAGCGGGTATCGACGGCCAATCCGTTCGTGGCTATTGGTCTCTGGAAAGCAAACGGCGGTGAGGTGCAGGACTTCACAGGCCGCGATGTGTTCGGCGGGCTTGACCTGGCGCAGCGCAATGACACCACCGCGCTGACTTGGGTCGCAGATGGCCCGACGCTGGATGTGGAGCCACACTTCTGGTTGCCTGAAAATGGGCTGGCCGCGCGGTCGAAAGCCGAGCGGGTGCCGTTCGACCTATGGGCCGAACAAGGATTCCTGCACACCAGCGCCGGCGCGACGGTGAACTATCGCGAAATCGCGCAGGAAATCATGGGCGCACGGGCGAAGTGGAATGTTCGCTCAATCGCCTACGACCCGAACATGGCCGAGGCGCTGTGGCCGCTGCTGGAAGACCTCGGCATGACGGTCGAGGAGCGCGAGGATCTGTTTCAGAAGATCCCGCAAGGCTACGCCGGCATGTCTCCGTGCATTGGCGAACTTCAGGCATTGCTGCTTGAGCATAAATTGCGGCACGGGATGCATCCGGTGCTGACAATGCACGCTGCCAATGCCGTGCTGCACCGCGGGTCGGTGTCGGATAATTTCTTACTCAAAAAGCCAAGCGCCACTGCGCGAATTGACGGAATGGTGGCGCTGGCAATGGCTGTTGGGAGGCGTGCGATGATCCTGAACGAATTCATCATCGAGTCCCCCTGGGAAGACCCAGAAGCAACCGTGGCGGTGCTTTGATGTGGAAAAAACTCAGTGAAATATTCGATGCCCGCGACCTCTATTTCTACGCCGGGCTAGGGCTTTTCACGGCAGGACTATGGCAGGTAGATATGACCCTTGCACTGATAGGCACCGGCTCGGTTCTGTTGTTCGTCGCGGTGCGGCGCTAAGATCGTGGGCATTCTCAATCGCATGATCGAGCAGCGGGCCTCGATCGAAAACCCGTCGGTGCCGCTGTCCCACCCGGACGTGTTGGCGCTGATTTTCGGCGATGCCTTCAAGAGTTCCACCGGGATCACCGTCACAACGGAAAAGGCTCTCGGCGTCCCGACCGTCTGGGCGGCGGTCAATCTGATTGCCGACACCATCGCGACGCTACCGCTGCAACTTTTCCACAAGCCGGCGGATGGCGCTGCCGAGGTTGCAAAATCCGACCCGCTTTACACGCTTCTGCACGACGTGGTGAATGAGGACAAACTGACCTCGTTCAAATGGCGAAAACTGTTGATGACAACGGCGCTGACCGGCGGGCGAGCCTACACATATATCGAGCGCAACAAGGCCCAGCGCGCCGTGAATCTTTGGCCGCTCGACCCGGCAAATATGGAAATCAAGCGGGCCGACAACCGCACCCGGTATCACTTCAAGGATGACGGGAAGCCAATCGTCTATGAAGCCGGGGATATCCTCGACATCCCGTTCATGCTTGCGACGGATGGCTTGTCGCATCGCTCGCCAATCGCCACGCTGAAAAACGCGCTCGGTCTGGCCATTGCGATGGAGCAATATGCGTCGCGCTTCTTCCAGAATGGCGGCGTCCCGCCCCTGGCTCTCGAGGGGCCGCAGGCATCATCGGGCGCCGTGAGCCGGGCGACGACAGCGATCGAGGATGCAGTCAAGCGCGCGATCGAGGAAAACCGCAACATTCTTTACATGCCGGCGGGTCATAAACTGGCCAAAATCGCGTTCAACCCGGAAGAGGCCCAGTTAATCAAGGCTCGGGCGTTCCAGCTTCTCGAAATCGCGCGCATCTACGGCGTCCCGCCTGTGTTCCTGCAAGACCTAACCTTCGGCACCTACTCGAATTCGGAGCAGCAGGATCTCCACTATGTCAAGCACACCATATCGCACTGGCTGAAGCTGCTCGAGCAGGAGATCAACGCCAAGCTGTTCAGCCCCGGAAACCGGAAGCGGTTTGCCGAGTTCAATGTCGACGGGCTGTTGCGCGGCGACTTCAAGACACGGATGGACGGCATGGCGGCGGGCGTGCAGAACGCGCTTCGGACCCCGAACGAGGGACGGGCGAAGGACAATCTCAAGCCGCTGCCGGGCGGCGACCAACTGTTTATCAATTCGGCGTCTGTGCCGATTGACGGGTTGGAGGCAGGCGGCGAAGGCAACGAAGGAGACGACGATGAGTGAGCGCGAATATGAAATCCGGGGTGGCGTGCCCGTCGAGATCCGCGCTGACGATGATGGCATCCAGGTCTCTGGTCATGCCGCCGTTTTCAACCAGGAGGCTGACATCGGCGGGATGTTCCGCGAGGTGATCGAGCCTGGCGCGTTCTCCAAGTCGATCAAGGCCGATGACGTGCCTTTCCTGATCGAGCATGAGGGACTGCCGCTTGCCCGCACTAGGTCGAAGACGCTGAAGCTCGAGGAGGATGACACGGGACTACGCATGGATGCCACGCTTGACGCCGGCGACCCCGATGTAGGCCGAATCGTGCCAAAGATGAGGCGCGGCGATCTCGACAAGATGTCTTTCGCGTTCCGGGCCACGGTCCAGGAGTGGGACGATACCGACGACCCGCCACTGCGCACAATCAGGGAGGCCAAACTTTTCGACGTGTCGATCGTCACGAGCCCGGCCTTCGACGGCACGGACATCGGGCTGCGAAGTCTTGGCAAGCATCGCGAGGCTGCGGCTGAGTCCGAAGAGGAGAAAGACGCCAAGCGCCAGTCATTCGAGCGCCGCAAGACACTCGCGAAACTACAACGCATACCAGACATCAAGCAGCGCGAGTCAGCGCTGGAAAGCGCCAAGCGCCGTCTGGACAACTGACAGCCGAATTCCCCGAGCCTGAATGTTCGGAGGTGGCGAGAACCACTTCGCCACGCCCTTAAACGCGCCTTGGGCAAGCGCGCACGGATCGCTGTGAAGCGACCCATTCCCAAAAATGGAGCCCACAATGAACAAGCTGAAAGAACTGCGCGAGTCGCAGGAAAAGCTTCTCGCGGATGCCCGCGCGAAGCTCGACGAGATCGACCAGATCAAGGAAGGTGACGACGAGGGTCGCGCGGCCGAGATCGAGACCGAGTACGACGCCATCATGGTCGACTACGACAAGGCCGAAGCGAACGCCGTGCGCGAGGAGGGCATGGCCAAGCGTGCCGCCGCCCTGGCCGAGCGCAACGCCGAACTCGAGCAGATCGACAAGGCCAAGCGCCCCGGCAAGTCGGAGCGCACCGCGAACGGTGACGGCGGCGATGACGAGCCGAAAGTGACGGAGCGTTCCGCCTTCAACACCTTCCTTCGCTACGGTGCCGACGGCCTGTCTGCCGATGAGCGCAATGTCATGGCGGCCCGGCGTGCCGAGGTTCGCCGCGTGCTCGGCGACAAGGAAGCCCGCGCGCAGGGCGTGGCCACGTCGGGCGCCGGCGGTGCGCTGGTGCCGGAGGACTACTTCGCCGAGATCATCAAGTCGCTTGTCGCCTTCGGGCCGATGAACGACGACACGATCGTTCGTGTGATCGAGACGGGGACCGGCGCCGACATGCCGTGGCCGACTGTCGATGACACATCGAACAAGGGTGTACTGATCGGCGAGAACACGGCGGACACCGAGCAGGACGTGACGTTCTCGAGCAAGACGCTCCAGGCGTTCAAGTACTCGACTCGGCTGGTCAAGGTGTCGAGCGAGTTGCTTCAGGACTCGGTGTTCAATGTCGAGGACGAATTGCGTCGGCTGCTGGCCGAGCGCATCGGGCGGATCTACAACCAGCACTTTACCACCGGCACGGGCAGTTCCCAGCCGAATGGGATCGTGACCGCCTCGACGGCAGGCAAGGAAACCGCTTCGGCGACGACCCTGACGGCTGACGAACTGATCGACCTCGAGCATAGCGTCGACCCGGCGTATCGGAGCGACCCGACGTGCCGGTTCATGTTCAACGACACCACCTTCAAGGTGATCCGGAAGCTGAAGGACGGCCAGAGCAACTATCTCTGGCAGCCGGCCGATCTTCGCATCGGTGCTCCGGCGTCGTTCCTCGGTTATCCGTACTCGATCAACCAGGACATGGATTCGTTCGGCGATTCCTCGCCGGCCGCCGACAACCGTCCGGTGATCTTCGGCGCCATGAACCGCTACGTGGTTCGCCGCGTCCGTGGCTTGGTTATTCGCCGCCTCGACGAGCGGTATGCGGAAGCGGATCAGGTCGCCTTCATCGGCTTCACGCGTGCCGATGGCGAGCTGCTCGACACCGCGGCGGTGAAGCACCTCTACGCTGCCGAGTAAAGTTCCGAGCGATGAAACACGGGGCGGCGGGGAAACTCGCCGCTCCAACCTACTGTGGAGGCGAGACATGCGGGTTCAACTGACCACCGACCGGGCTTCGATGCTGGGGTATCACCCGGCGGGCGACATTCTCACATTGCCGAATGACGAAGCGCGCCGCCTGATCCAATCTGGCGACGCAATTCCCGTGCGCTCGACGCCGGTCGAAAAGACCGTGAGAAGCACCCCGCGCCGTCGCACTACCAAGGCCGCCTAGAAAATGACCAAGATGCTGGTGCCGCAACTGACATCCGCGCCGGCCGCGTTGGTTTTGACGCTCGCCGAAATCAAGGCGCATGTGCGTGTTGATACTTCGGACGAAGACACGTTCCTGACCAATCTCGGCGCCGCCGCGACTGAACATCTCGACGGCTGGGATGGGTTGCTTGGCAAGGCGCTGATCACCCAGACATGGCGAGCGGACTTTGACAAGTTTCCGGGCGTCCGGCGCATCGGACTGCCGATTGGTCCGGTTCAGACCGTGGTCGTGAAATATTCCGATTCCGACAACGCGGAACAGACATGGGCATCGTCGAAATATGCGGTGCATGAAGACAACTCAGAACCCTTCCTGTGGCTTGACCAGGGGCAGGATTCTTGGCCCGCAACCTATGATCGCCGCGATGCGGTCAGGATTGAAACGGTTGTCGGCTATGGCGCTGCCTCCACCAACATACCGGAGCCGATACGCCAAGCCATGCTGCTGATGGTCGGCGATGCCTACAGGAATCGAGAGACCGTGGCCGTAGGCATTGCCAGCAAGTTGCCGGTGTCGATGGCAACGGAGGCGCTTCTGGTCAATTATCGGCGCCTTGTGTTCTGATCCAAGCCGCACAACATAACCCGCCCCCCCCGATGCGCCCGACCCGTAAAGACTGGTGGCCGGATTGGCGGGGAGAGACCGTTGTCATCGCCGCTTCAGGCGAGAGCCAGCGAAAGAAAGACCTGGACTTCGTGCGCGGCAAGGCCCGCGTCATTGCCATCAACCTGACCTACAGGCTCTGCCCGTGGGCTGATGTGCTCTACTCGTCCGGCGCGAGCTTCTGGCGGGACTATCAACCCGAATTCACCGGGCTGAAGATTGCCGGCAGCGTTGAGTGGCCGGGGACTGTTTTCGAGGATGTCAGGGAGTGGCTTCCAGAGGGTAAAACCATGTCGAACAGTGGTGCCCAGGCGATCGTCTATGCCGAATGCTGGGGTGCGGCGCGCATCCTGCTGACCGGCTTCGACATGCAGGGCAAACACTGGCATCGGTGCCATGAAAGCGGGAACCCGTATCTGCGCTATTACCAGTTCCGCGAAGGGCTGGAAACGCTGGCCGGGGAAATGACCGCGGAGGTGATCAACTGCTCACGGTCGACGAAACTGGATTGCTTTGCCCGGATGGGTCTCGGTGAGGCGCTGGGCTGATGCCCCGCGCGGCCGTCACGGTCCTGCAACGCCCGCCCTACCACGGCGACAAGATGATGGCGGCGCTCGCGGGGCTCGGCTACCGGGTCCAGGGCCAACCGCTGGACAACCCGCAGCCCGGCGATGTGCTGGTCTGCTGGAATCGGCATGAAAGCCGCGACGCGCCGGCGCAAGCGCACGAAAAAGCGGGCGGCGCCGTTCTGGTGGTGGAAAATGGTTATTTCGGGCGGAACTTCTGCGGCTCGGAATGGTACGCGATGGCGTGGGGACAGCACAACGGGGCGGGGGCATGGCCGGCCGGGAGCGCGGCGCGCTGGGCATCGTTTGCCATCGACCTGAAGCCCTGGAAAGCCAAGGGCGAAGAGATCGTCATCCTGGCTTCGCGCAACATGGGCAGCGCCGCGCTTCGCGAGCCCCAAGGCTGGTCGGAACGCATGGCAACGGTTCTGCGAGGGCAGACAGGCCGACAGGTCCGGGTCAGAAAGCACCCCGGCCCGCAATACGTTGTGCCGCCGGTGTCTCTGGAAGACGACCTGGCGAATGCCTGGGCGGCGGTGACATGGGGCAGTTCGGCCGGGCTCAAGGCGCTGGTGCTTGGCGTGCCGGTTTTCCACGGGTTTCCGAAATGGATCGGGGCCGGGGCAGCGAGGCGGGTCGATGAATGGATCAACGGGAGATT